TTATGGCTAAACCACCAAAAAAACCTATAGGTAAAAAAAGTTTTGACTTAGGTAAATTCAAGAAAAACAACGGTATGGATATCGTTGTTAAAGAAAAAGAACTAACATGGGTTCCGTTATCAGATGCATTTCACGAAGCGTTAAAGATTCCAGGATTAGCAAGAGGTTATTTCACGTCTTTTAGAGGTTATAGTAACACAGGTAAGTCAACCGCAATATACGAAGCAGTTGCTGGAGCACAAAAAGTAGGTGATTTACCAGTTATAATGGAGACAGAAGGTAACTGGTCATGGGAACACGCTAAAAACATAGGGGTCCAATTTGAAGAAGTTGTAGATGAAGCTACTGGCGAGGTTATTGATTACGAAGGTGACTTCATATTTATGAATGGGGACGACCTTATGAAAAGATATCAAGGTGTTGACTACTCAAACGGTAAAGTAGGTACTAAACTACTTAGATTTGAACCAATTATAGAAGACGTAGCTAGATTTATGACTGAATTACTTGACGAGCAAGAAAAAGGTGAATTAACTAGAGATTTATGTTTTCTTTGGGATTCAGTCGGGTCACTTAATGGATTCCAATCAGTTATGTCTAAATCAAGTAACAATCAATGGAATGCAGGGTCTATGGAGACAGCATTTAAATCACTTGTAAACCACAGATTACCTTCATCTAGAAGAATGGGTAAGAAATACACAAATACGTTTGCTGTGGTCCAGAAGATTTGGTTAGACAACATGAATACAGTTATTAAACACAAGGGTGGCGAAGCATTCTTTTACTCACCAAGAGTAATTGTACATTTCGGTGGTATACTTACGCACTCAACCGTAAAGTTATCAGCAACTTCTGGTGGTGAAAAATACCAATTTGGTATTGAAACTAAAGTTAGATGTGAAAAGAATCAAGTTAACGGTGTTGAAGAACACGGTAAACTAGCATCAACACCACATGGTTACTGGAACCCAAGTAAGATTGAAAATTACAAAAAAGAGCATAAGGATTATATTCTAGCTAGACTTAATAGTGAAGCATCCGATTTTGTAATTGATAGAGAAGAGGTTGTTGAGGAAGTTGATACATCATCAAGTAATTAAATTTATTGTTTAACCCTTTTAATAGGTTTTAATGAGAAGAACACCACCAAAAAATGGTTCATCTGAAAAAATAAAAATAAGTACATTAGTAGTAGATGGAAATGCCCTTTATAAGAGAGGGTATTCCGCTACTATAAATGAATACAATGATAAGGGTACACCTATCGGTGGAGTATATCAGTTCCTAACTGTTCTAAGAAAGATTATAGATGAAAATTTATACCACAAAGTATTTGTATTTTGGGATGGTAAATTCTCTGGTAAAATGAGATGGGAAATCTATAAAGACTACAAAGGAAACAGGGATAAAGACTACGAGAACGGAACTGAACCAGAAGACCAAAACGAAATTTTACAAAGACAAGTAGTTTTTAATTATCTAGAAGAATTATATATTCGTCAATTATTTGATGAAAAGGTTGAAGCGGATGATTTTATTGCGTATTATTGTAAAGCCAAACGAGATACTGAAAAAATTACAGTAGTTACAAGTGATAGAGATTTATGTCAATTGGTACATGAAAACGTTAGAATGTATATGATTGACCTTAAAGACTATGTTTACGTAAATAACTTTAGAGAAAGATTTGGATATCACTACGAAAACGTAGCCGTAATCAAAATTCTTTGTGGTGATAATAGCGACAATATTAAGGGTGTTAAAAGGCTTGGTAAAAACACACTATTTAATTTTATGCCTGAGTTAAAAGAAAAAAAAGTAACCTTAGAAGAGGTTTTAAACAGGGCTAAAGAACTTCAGGATAATCGTGTAGAGAACAAAAAGACTAGACTAAAGGTTTTAGATAATATAATCAACGGAACTACAGAAGGAGTTCAAGGTGACCAACTATACAGTATCAACTATAGATTAGTAGACCTTACATCACCATTAATTCACGAAAAAGCTTTAAATGAAGTAAATGAGCTAATCACATCACCATTAAGTGATGACAGGTCTATTAAAAACGCCTATAAGATGTTAAAGGAGGATGGGTTGGATAAGGTGTTAGGTCAATATAGATACGAAACATACTTATTACCATTTAAAAAACTAATGGAACGAGAAAAAAAGAATAACAGAGTAATAAATTAAATAAACATGAAAAATAAAAAAAACCCTTGGGAACGTTTTAGATTTGAATTTACGTTATATATTAACGAGCAAGCTAAAAGAGAAGAAAATGCACCTAAACCAATAATCTGTCAACGCTTCTTTGACGTTAAAAACTATAACAAAGATGTTATACAGTCATTAGAAATTAAAGAATTAATAGATTCTTTAACTGGTGTGCATACACCAACAATGGGATTAATACCTAACTTCTTAAAGAAAAAATCTAAAAGATATTGTTGGGGTGGATATAACCCGTATAGAGTAGTAGAACTAGAAGATGAAGTTAAAGATATTTTTGAAAATGAAGATACTTTTACTTTTGAAATTAAAGTAGATAAAAAAGTTGTTGCTAAAAGTTCTTTTTCTGGAAATTGGTTTCAAAAAGATGTTAGGTATGAAGTAAATATTAGAGAAATTATACCAGTAATAATTAAAGAGATAGAATACTACTTCAGTAAAGATGAATACGTTATGATTGAAGATGAATATTTTGCTTAATATTTTATTAAAAAAATGATTAGCACCTTATAATTTTCAATTAATTAATAGTATTTATAAATAAGAGAAGTTTTAAATAATGGCAACAATAAACAAAGACAATTTAGGATATTTAGGTTTAGATTTCCAATACAGATTAATTCAACAAATATTAGTTGATAGAAAGTTTGGAGAAAGTATAGTAGACATCTTACAACCTAACTATTTTGAAGATAGTTTATTAAGAACAGCATCATTAAAGATATCTGAAAACTATGAAGAGTATGGTGTGATTCCAGATGTAAACAATCTAGAATCCATGATAGTTTCTACAGTTTCTAATGAAATTGATAAAGAAATGTACTTTGAAGAGTTTAAAAAGATAAAAGAAGCTGAACTAAATAATGGCCTATCTATTCAAGATACGGCAATGAAGTTTTGCAAACAACAAGAGTTAAAGAAATCTGTTAGAGAGATAGAAAAGATAATACAAAACGGAGACTTAGACGATTACCCACAATGTGAGGATATCCTCAAAAAAGCGTTAGAGGTGGGAGATTCTAAAGACGATGGTATTGATGTATTTGAAGACTTAGAAAGTGTCTTAGATACAGATTTCAGACAACCAATACCTACTGGTATTAATGGATTAGATTCCTACATGGATGGTGGACTATCTAAGGGTGAATTAGCTGTAATCTTAGCCCCTTTTGGGATTGGTAAGACTACTATGATGACTAAGTTCGCAAACCACGCTAAGAACGTAGGTAAAAACGTTTTACAAATATTCTTTGAAGACAATCCAAAGGTTATTCAAAGAAAACACCTAACTTGTTGGATGGAAGGTGATGTAACTCTTAACGAATTAAACGAAAACTTTGATGAGGTATTAAGGGTGGCACAAATTAAAGAATCCCAACCAGGAAAAATAAAGTTAAAAAAGTTTCCTAGTGATGGTACTACAATACCACACATAAAGCAGTATATTAAAAAGCAAATATCTTTAGGTTTTAGACCAGATATTGTACTATTAGATTATATAGACTGCGTACAACCCACAAAATCATTTAAAGACGAATGGTCTGGAGAAGGTAATGTCATGAGACAATTTGAAACCTTACTAAGTGAATTAGATATTGCTGGGTGGACTGCAGTTCAAGGAAATAGAAGTAGTATTAATGCTGAAACGGTAGATTCAACAATGATTGGTGGGTCTATTAAGAAGGGTCAAATTGGACACTTTATATTATCAATAGCTAAAAGCTTAGAACAAAAAGAAAATGGTAGAGCAAATATGGCTATACTAAAATCTAGATTCGGTAAAGATGGTATCACATTCGATGACATCTTATTTAACAACGGTACAATCCAAATAGATATGTCTACTGACGATTCTAGAGGTAAAACATTCTTAGAGAGTACCGAGATAAAGAAGGTTAGAGAGCAAACTATTGTAAACGAGGCTCTGGATGGCCTCAACAATTTATCAAAATTAAACAACAATAATTAAATTAAATTAAATTAAACATGTACAAACTATTTGAAGATAGGGTTGAATACAAGCCTTTTGAATTCCCCGACTACCATAAAGCTGGATGGCTAACACAACAACAAGCACATTGGCTACACACTGAATTACCAATGCAGGGTGATATAAAAGATTGGAACGAAAAATTAAAACCACATGAAAAAAACTTAGTAGGTAACATACTATTAGGTTTTGCTCAAACTGAATGTGCGGTACAAGACTATTGGTCAACATTCGTGACTAGATGGTTTCCTAAGCACGAAATAAAAGCAATGGCTATAGCGTTTGCTAACTTTGAAACAATTCATGCTGAAGCTTATTCTTACCTTAACGAGTCACTAGGGTTAGATAACTTTAAGGCATTCTTACATGAACCATCAATTGCTGATAAGTTTGAGTTTCTTATGGAAACAAAAAACGATTACACTTACAAAGACTTGGCTGAATCAAAAGAAGCTAGAACTGATGTAGCTAAGAGTCTTGCAATATTTTCAGCATTTGCTGAGGGTGTCTCACTGTACAGTTCATTTGCTGTTTTATATTCTTTTCAGTTAAGAAATTTACTTAAGGGTGTTGGTCAACAAATGAAGTGGTCAGTAAGAGATGAATCCTTACATTCTAAAATGGGTTGTAAATTATTTACTCATATGTGTGAAGAATACCCAGAATTATCAGAAGAAGTAAGTGAAGATGTTTTTGAAGCAGCTAAACTTATAGTTGAAATGGAAGAGAAATTTATTGACAAGATGTTTGAAATGGGTGACTTAGAAAACCTTAAGGCTTCTGATTTAAAAAACTTCATTAGACAAAGAGCCAATGAAAAACTAGGTGAATTAGGATATAACGCAACACCAGGTGGTGACTATTATTTTGAGTATGATGAAGAGTCTGCTGAAAACTTAGAATGGTTTTACCATTTAACTGGTGGTGTTACACATACTGATTTCTTCGCTATGAGACCAACAGATTATTCCAAGGCTGGTGAAGATGATGATTGGGATGACCTATTTTAATAAAAATAATTAAAAATAAATAAATAATAAATTATGGATAAAAATAATTTGGATAAAATAAATCCTGAGACAATCTCAGAAGAAACAAAAGACGGTAACTTTAAAGAAACTTCAAGTAGAGATGTAAAATCTTTATTAGAAACTTTAGGATGGGAAAAAGGTGTTGATGTTCCAGAATGGGGTTGTACTGAAGTATATATAAAAACAATAAGTAAAGGATACTTACTTGATGGTGAAACACCAAAAGACGCATACTGGAGAGTTGCTACAACTGTAGCTAGAAGATTAGCAAAACCAGAACTATCTTCAAAGTTTTTTGATTACATATGGAGAGGGTGGCTATGCTTAGCAACACCTGTATTATCTAACACAGGTACAGAAAGAGGTTTACCAATCTCATGTTTCGGTGTTGATGTAGCTGACTCTATATTAGATATAGGTCAGAAAAACTTAGAAATGATGCTTTTAGCTAAGCATGGTGGTGGAGTTGGTATTGGTATTAATCAAATAAGACCAGCTGGTGCTAATATAACTGGAAATGGAACATCTGATGGTGTAGTACCATTTATCAAGATGTATGACTCTACAATACTAGCAACTAATCAAGGTGCTGTAAGAAGAGGTGCTGCTTCAGTAAATATGAATATAGAGCATGATGATTTTTGGGATTGGTTAGAAATAAGAGAACCAAAAGGTGATGTAAATAGACAGTGTTTAAATATGCACCAATGTGCGGTTGTATCTAACAAGTTCATGAGAAAAATAGAAAAGGGAGACGCTGAATCAAGAAAAAGATGGGGTGCTTTAATTAGAAAAAGAAGACAAACTGGTGAACCATATATTATGTTCAAGGGTAATGTAAATAATCAAAACCCAGAAGCTTATAAAAAGAATAATTTAAAAGTATTCATGACTAATATATGTTCTGAGATTACTTTAGCTACTGATGAATCACATTCATTTGTTTGTTGTTTATCTTCACTTAACTTAGCTAAGTTTGACGAATGGAGAGATACTGATTTAATATACACAGCAACGTGGTTCTTAGACGGCGTAATGGAAGAATTCTTACAGAAAGCTAAGAACATGAGAGGGTTTGAAAATGCCGTTAGAAGTGCTGAAAAAGGTAGAGCATTAGGTCTAGGTGTTTTAGGTTGGCATAGTTACTTACAAAATAAAGGTTTACCATTTGAAGGTTTGTTAGCTCAGTATGAAACTAGAAAAATATTCTCACAAATGAAAT